AATTACAAAATTATTATTAGGAATTGAGGATGCGTTAATTGATTACAAGGCAAATGGACTATGTGGATACAATTATCCTCCCGAAGCGCTTAGAGCAATATGTTTGATATTCGCAGATATATTTTCGGATAAAATAACTCAGTTACAACAGGAGGAAGGGATTGATATTGAGGATGGCAAAATAATGGCATCACAAGCTGGGATAGACCTAAGGAACTTGGTTAAAATTTATACAAATATTGATACACTTAAACTTTATGAAAATTATGCAACTGAGAGCCTATCAAACGGAACTAAGTAATAAAGCCTGTCAATTACTAAATGAATTTGGCATAGCTTATTTGTCAATGCAAGTTCGTACAGGAAAAACTATTACTTCAATGCAAACGGCAAAGTTATTCAAGGCAAACAATGTGCTATTTGTGACTAAAAAGAAGGCAATTGGCAGCATAATAAGTGACTACGAACACAATTATTCTGATGATTATTCGTTGACTTGCATAAATTACGAGAGCCTTCATAAGTTAGAGGATTATAATTACGACCTTATCATACTGGATGAGGCTCATTGCCTTGGAGCATTTGCAGAGGTTAGTAAAAGAACAAAACAATTAAAAGTAATTGCAAAGGGTAAGCCAATAATATATCTCTCCGGTACACCATCACCCGAAAGTTACGCTCAATTATTTCATCAATTTTGGATAAGCAGTTTTAGTCCATTTGGATCAATTAACTTTTATGCTTGGGTGAAATTGGGATATGTGACAGTTACGCAGAAATACTTATACAATCGTAGTGTAAATGACTACTCCTGTGCAAATAAAGAGAAGATTGATGAAGAGGTTGGACATCTGTTTTTGTCCTACACGCAAGAAGAAGCTGGATTTGAGCAGTTAGTAGAGGAAAGGGTACACTTTGTCAAGATGAGTCCAAAGACCTATCAAATGGCTGAAAGACTGCGCAGACACAGAGTAATTGACATAGATGTAATAACTACCATCGTTGCCGATACAGAGGTAAAATTGATGATGAAGTTACACCAGTTATATAGTGGCAGCGTTAAGCCGGAGGATGAACAAAAGACAGTTATTGTTGATGATAGCAAGATGAGGTATATTATGGACACCTTCAAGGGACAGAAGTTGGCAATATTCTACAAGTTTATCGGAGAAAAAACGATAATGGTGGAATTTCTCAACTGCAACAACGTTGCATTTACTGAATCACCGGAGGAGTTTGAGGAGTCTAATGATAAGATATTTATATCGCAGATACAATCCGGTAGAGAAGGCATAAACCTATCTTCAGCAGATTGCCTAATAATGTACAACATTGATTTCTCGGCAGTAAGCTACTGGCAGTCAAGAGCAAGATTACAAAGTAAGGACAGGATAAAGGAAGCCGTTGTGCATTGGATTTTTTCGAAGGATGGCATTGAGACTAATATTTATAAGGCAGTAAGCAATAAAAAAGATTATACACTTAATTATTTTAAAAGAGATGAAAGAAGTTAAAATACCACTATGGTATGATAAGGTGAAATACACTTATAAGATAGTGCGTTGCAATGGGCAATTGCATTACAAATGTATATCTACTGCAAAAAACCAGCACGAAGTTGTTGAGCAGTTAGTTGAGATGGTAAAAGGATGTAAGGATAAATTTCGTATTTATTGCAACGATAAGATTATGACTAAAGTAAATTATTCATTACCAAAGAGCAAGATGAGGATTTATGACAACCACGAATGCATATATTATATTGACATAAAAGAGATGAGTTATGCATTAAAATTAAGTCCGGCTATGTGTTATAATTATCTAAGAAATGGAAAAAGATATGTATTTATTAAAAATTGATATGGTTTTCTTAATTTCGATTAATGAAGGAAAGCGAAATCCAGCATCAAATCATTAAATATCTTGAAGATAATGGTTTTTACGTTGTAAAGATTATCCAAACCAATAAGAATGGATGGCCCGACCTACAGGCACATAAAAGCAGACTTACAATCTTCATCGAAGTAAAGACACCAAAGGGCAAAGTATCGGAACTGCAACAATATAGACACAAACAATTACAAGCACAAGGATTTTTAGTTATCACCACTACATCACTAAACCACTTCATAAATGAGTTATCTACAAGATGCGCAGAATTATACAAAGATTGGATTGTCAGTTATCTCAACTGATAACACAAAGCGTTCATTATTCCCTTGGAAACCTTACCAGTCCACAATTGCTACAGAAGAAGAAATGGCAAAAATGTTTGAGCATAAAAAATGCCAAGGCATTGCCGTTATTTGTGGCAAAGTATCGGGCAATTTAGAGGTCATTGATGTTGACTGCAAATATGGGACAGACTTTGTCGCTTATGCAACAGAGATAAAAAAAATAAACCCTTCGCTTTATGGGAAATTATTAATAATAGAGACAAAGAGTAAAGGCTATCATCTTTATTATAGATGCTCCGAAATTGAAGGAAATCAGAAGTTAGCAAATAGACACGCAACTGAGAATGAACTAAAAGATAACCCAAATTTAAAGGAGTTGGTTTTGATAGAGACAAGAGGCGAAGGAGGTTATGTTATTGCGCCACCATCACCGGGATATAAATTTATTCAGAACAGAACACCACAAGAAATAACTCCAGCAGAAAGAGATGTAATTATCAATTGTGCAAGAATGTTTAACGAAGTATTTGAGGAGGCGAAGGTTGATGTTTCTGTAGAAGGAACAAACTTTGGATTAAAGCCTTGGGATGACTATAATAACAGAGCAGATATAATGGAAGTGCTTAAAAAACACGGATGGACAGTTGTTGAGAAGAAAGGTGAAAGGATTTACTTAAAAAGACCGGGTGCAACTTCAATGACTTCAGCTAATTTCCATACAGGGAAAAGGATATTTTATGTCTTTACAACCAGTTCCCAGTTCGGGAACAAAGGATATACTCCTTTTGCCGTTTACGCTTTGCTCGAATGTAATAATGATTTTAAACAAGCTACAAGGCAAGTTGCTGATATGGGATATGGCGAAAGGAAGAAGATAGTTGATAAGCCTGTGGTTGTAAAGGTAAATACAATGATGGATCAAGGGCATCAAGAAAGCGATATACTTGATGAGTTAATCCGTTCATTTAAGTTTACAAGAGAGGAGGCAAAGTTAACGCTGGATACTGTGAAGGATGACAATGTAAATATTTACGAAACCTTTTGGAGTGTTGACTACAATCAAAGAAATGTACCAAAAATAAAAATCCAAAAGTACAAATTGGAGAAGTTTTTATCGGCAAATAACTTTGGATTGTACTTCCACGAAGAAGGTAGCAATATATTCAGATTGATACACGATAACAATGGATTTATTGATGAAGTGGGTAGTGAAACTATCAAGAAGTTCATCAAGCAGTATGTACAATCACTTCCATCCAACTTTGACAAGAAAGGAACACCAAAGGGCATCACTCCGGATGAGTTGCTTGAATTGGTTTATAACGGCTCAGACACATACTTTAGTCCATCATTTCTTGAATTCTTAGACCATAAAAAACTTGACTTATTAAAGGATACTGCAAAGCATAGTTATTTTGCTTATGCAAATGGAGTTGTTGTTATTACCAAAGATACCGTGAAACTTAAAAGCTATGGAGAGATTAAAAAGAGCATTTGGAACACGCAAGTAAATTATAAGCACAACATCTCTATAGACCAAGATTTTGATCCTACACTTTGTGAATATTACAGATTTCTTGAAAAGGTAAGCAATGATGACTTTGAAAGGCTTAGTTATGCGATGACTTTGATAGGTTATATCTTGCATTCTTATAAAGACCCCTCCAAACCTTATGCGCCTATACTTGCAGAGGAGACAGATGATGAGAGTAAAGGAGGAGGAACAGGCAAAGGGATATTCTTTAAAGCCATCTCAGAGATGTTGCCCACAGTTAAAATTGATGGCAGGAATTTCAAACCGGAGAAGAATTTTGCCTTTCAAAGAGTTACTCTTGGCACTAAATTAGTTGTTATTGAGGATTGCCCTCGAAATGTTGACTTTGAGAAGTATTATCCGACCATTACAGAAGGTATGACAGTAGAAAAGAAGAATAAGGATGAGTTGTTTTTAAGCTACGCTGAATCGCCTAAAATTGCCTTTACAACTAATTACTCTATCAATAATTCAGCAGAACACGCAAAGAGAAGGCAAAAGGTTTTTGAGTTTGCATCCTTTTTTAATTCTCGTTATACTCCAATGGATTTCTTTGGGCATAAATTATTTGACAATTGGGATGAGGATGAGTGGAATAGGTTTTACAATTTTATGTTTTTCTGTGTCAGCCTTTATATGAAAGAAGGCATACTGGAAGTGAACAACTCAAATGCATTAAAACGCAAAGGAGTTAAATTGAATTTTGGTGAGGAGTTTCTTGAATTTTACGATGATTTAGTTGAAAGGGCAGAGATTAATTATGTTACGCTTACTGAGGAATGGAAATCCTTTTTAATGCGCAATGAGATGGATAAAAAAGACTATTCTATGAAGAGATTTAGAAAAGCACTTGATACGGCATCTGAGACCTTTGAATTCCATATAGACTGGTACACCAACAGACAGATGGGCAATATTAAACAAATGAGATTTCAGAAAACTAAATAAATTTGTGTCACAAATATTCCTATATTTGACCTATGATAGAAATAAACATATACAAGTACAAAAGTTTATACAAGACATTATCTCATATATTAAACCCAAAATTTCAAACCATTATGGCAACATTAGAAGAATTGCAAGTTAAACTTGCTGAATTACAGGAAACAGTTGATGCTGAACAATCTCAAATTGCAGATTTAGTAGCTGGACAGAATGCAACAATCATCGGATTAGAGTCTCAAATTGCAGACCTAACTTCATTGGTAAACGCTGCACCAACTCCCGACCAAATACAAGCAGTTGTTGATGGCTTAGAAGTTATCAAAGCTGATATAGCTGGAACAGTTTAGAACCACAATACCTATTTAATTCTAAAAGCCTTCTTTATCGAAGGTTTTTTTTATGCATAAAAAAAGCCGGTGTAGAAACACCAGCCGATCAACTATTTTATGCAAACTTAAACAATGTAAAGATAAAGGTTATTTTCTAATCAAAATTATATTTCCAACTAAGGATAATGCAAGAAGGATTAACAACCATTTTATCCAGTTGCCTCTTTGGACAATCTTGTCAATATATTCACTCTTTTCGTTTTCGCATTGCTCCAGCCTAAACTCGCTTACATTCAACTCGGCATTATCAACGACTGTTATAGTCTTTATGATTGTTTTTGTAGGAATAGCGACAACTTTAGAAGGCTTTGAAGAGTTTACTTTTGGTATATACTTTGTCAAGTAAATTGTATCATTAACTTGATTACTCTCATTTGCCTCCGGACATTGTATCTCTACAAAGTCATAAGATGTGTCATATTTTACCACTTCTGAGCCAATACAAGGGAAGTGGTCTGCGCTATACTTAGCAACAACGTTAGGATGCATATCGTAAGCCTTATTTAAGTCCTTTAGAGCCTTATTTTCTGTATAGCAGCCAATCATACTAATCATCGCTGCCATCAACAGAATTGTCGAATAATTCTTCATAGAGGTTGTTTAAACAATGTGATATAATTCTGATTGATTGCCTTTTAATCCTATTTATCTTGGCAACATTATTTTTTGTCATCATTCCAACATCGATATCAGAGATGGCAGCCAATGAATTGTAAGCTGCGCCAATGTAATCTGTGTCTGAATAAGGCTCAATGAATAACTCATCTATTTCCTCTTCAATTTCTACTACTGGCTCAATTGTTTCTGTTACTTGTTCCATTATTTCTTTTTTAAGGTTTGTAAATCCGGTCTATCAAAGTCCAAATGTTTATACTCAATTTTATTACTTATTCTTATTGAATTCTTTTGCCTCAATTCTTTGCCAATTGACTCCACCAATTGGATGGCCTCAGATGGATGTAAATTACTCAATAGATGCAATATTTCTTGTCTCATTTTATAGTTTTTCGGTGATATTTATGGCAAGTTTTACAAATTAGAACCTGTTTAACTATTCCGGATGCCAATGTTTTAATTCCCGACTTAAAAAGGTCATCACTACCACATTCGGGACAACTTGCTCTATCTTGCCCAAATATTACTCCATAATGTGTTTTAGCTTCAATGTGTCCTGCTAATTGCTTGAATATTTTCTCCAGTAGGATAACATCCTTTTGACAGTATTTTACCATCTTAGACATTGCATCCTTATCCTTATGAAGTAAGATATTCTTCCACAGGGAATAGTCTGTCTTTATCTTTTTTCCCATCCCTAAGAACTGAGCGATATAATCTAACTTATTGGAATTGAAACGGAATTTTTGTCTGCTGATTTTTAATGTGTCAATAGTCACATAATTAGGGAACATTGCAATCTTATGCAATAAGCATCTTGTCCTTATCCACTTCAAGTCAAAATTATCTCCATTATGCCCTACCATCTCATCTGCTGAATTTGCCACTTGTACAAACTTCTCCAGCATTTTTTTATCGCATTGCTTGGAATCCCAATTAAGATAATTTACTTCGCTTTGGTCTTCCCACTTGTAGCAAATACAAATGATTGCTCTCTCATTTATAATACTTTCAAAACTTATGTTTTTCTTAAATCCAGCCTCAAAGAATAGGCCTATGTTGGGAGATGTTTCGATGTCAAAAAATAAACGTTTGCGTTGTGTTTTTAACTTAGTCACTTTTTAGATTTTCTTGAAGTAAAGTTTAGATTCTTTATCCCTTCTACGAATCAATCCTTTCATAATCTTGCCATCGTTGAATTTCCATCTTTTAAATTCTTCAACAATCTCAGGATCGTTAGGATTAACATTAATTTTTCTAAATAAATGACTTCTCTTAAAAGCATCAATTCCCACATTATAAACAAAGCTACAAACTGAGTCAAATTGATTTTGGTTTAAACTCAAACGCATTGCATTTACTACAATAGCTTTGTTGTTCAACTCCCACATCAACAACTCTGTTGCTCTTTCCTCTGTAATTATATCTGTGACATTTATTTTCCTTCCATCATTGTACATAGTACTACCCCATCCTATGGTAATAGGTAAGCCATCTTTGCTTCCGGGATCTTTGTAGGCGTGAAGGACTAAGGATTCAAAACTCTTAATCAACTCCACGCAGTTATTTGATGGGATCATTTTTATTTACGTATGCCTATAACTTGGTCAGCCTTGATGCGACCAATTATAGCAAGTATAGTGCCTATTGCACTAAGAACTGTTCCAATTATAGAACTCAAATCACCTTTTGCATTGGTTATAGCCGTTGCAAATAAACTCAATTGTTCAAAATCTGCATTCTCCGGTAAACCAATATTAGGAACTGATAATTTAGTAAAAATAAATCCTACAAATGCGATTACAATACCCCAAATTGTTTTGCTACTGTACCATTTTTTTGTCGTTACCATTTTTTATTTTTTTTGTTGCGTGATAATAATATCTTATTGCGAAGAAACCGGAAACAACTGCGACACCACTTCCAAATAAAGTTAACCAACTTTGTGCCTGTTGCAAACTTATAACGGATAATGTTGCTGATGTTATACTAATTAGCGAAGATAGACCAGCAGCAACTGGATTCCCGTGATTACCTGTTTCCATTTGATAAAAATAAGTGTTTTTACTTAGAAACTATGAATTAATTATGCTTTGTCCTAACCCTATTTGAATAGCCATTGCATTAGAGTTTCCTGTCTTTATTTCAGTAATGGTTTTTGCAATCTTTTGATAAATGGCATCATAAGGAAGATTTCCATCAGCATCAGCAATAAGACCTGCTTGAATTTCTGCAATTACTCCTGCCTGTATTTGTGGCATAATTAACAAATTCATTTCAGTATTAATGCCCGATGATAAACCCTCGGGCAAAGCAGCAGCAATAGTGAAAACAGAAATTAAATCGTTATAGCTTACATCAATAGTAAACAAAGCGTCTAAATCTGTGTTGTCTATTAATGCATCTTTCATCCTGCTTAAAATCCCTGCAAATTGCCTTAAAGGCTTGTCCTGTAAAGCGAAAGCTACATAATAAAAGTGCTTTGCTTTTAATTGTAATTGTATCATATTAAGGTATATTTAACATTAGAAATCCTTGAACACTTTTCCCGTTGGCAGCAGTCCATAAATTAGGTGTTGTTATGTTAGCTGAATTCATTAATAGTGTAACCACATTTGTAGATGCTGCAATATACATACCCACAGATATTTGAGTGTTTCCATTATTTATACCTCTACCAAATCCAAATTGTGGTGTAGTTCCATTCGTATAAGGCAAAGTAAAATTAAAACTTGTAGCATTAGATGTTACTGCAATACTTAATTGAACAAATAATATCTTTCCCATTAATATATAATTAATAACCCCACCTGCCCCCGTTCCTCCATTAATTGTAGAAGAAGCAAAATAATCAGTCCATCCTGTTGGTGTTGTAAATTTATTATCTATTTGTGTTTGTACCGCAGATGTAGTTCCCTTTACATAACTTAACTCGGTAAGTGATGGATAGGTTGCAACAGGTAAACTTGCTATTGTACTGCCTGTTGAATTAAAATAAGCTATTTGGTTATTCGTGCCTGTACCTGTTACTGGATTAGTAAGGGTAGCTTGTTTACCTTCAATTGCTGAATAGATATTTGTTCTTGAGGTGTCCGAACGATATTTTGTATAATAAGTTGTACTATCTGTTTTTCTTAAAAACACAGATGTATCTGCTATAGCCAATTTGGTATTTATTCTTGAACTTAAAGATGTTGTATCAACTATTGAATAGATATTTCTATTTTTCCAAAGTGATTGAGTATCTGAATAGGCAAATACTTGGTTGTTTAATGGAGTTACTATTTTAGCGTTATGCAATTCTTCCACCTCATACCCATTCTGCGCCTTTACGAATATCGCACCATTACCGGCATTTGCTTTTACTACAACTCCAAGATACACAAGATGATATGGTGCTGCTGGTTTTGTTTTAGTTATATTACCCGATACGGAATCAAGATAAATTATATCTCCATTGCTGAATGATGAAGTGTTTAACTTCTCAATCTTACCACTTAAAATAACCCATCCTGTGTCTTGATTAGCTATCGTTCCAGTAACAAATCCTAAAGTATTTGCAGATGTGGAATCGTGTTTATTATTCGCTAATCTTACTGCTGGAGATTCGTTATTATTGCCCGATGATGTCAATGATACTACCTTACCATTTGTCAAAGTTACTCCAGCGTCATTATGAACTTTTACCATTACAACAGTTGCAGTATCATTGCCAAATCTTCCATTTTGAGATGAACTTCTTACATCGCTTAATGTTGCCAATGTATCAGTAGCATCAATAGTTTGTGTTGGTAGATATATTATTGCTCTTATGCTATCTTGCTGTTTTAACTTTTGAGATTGATATTTATTTTGAAACTCAATAGTAGCTTGTGGATAGGTATAAGTATAAACTGCGCCACCGATTGAATCACCGAGTGCCATAAATGGCATCCAATAATTGTCCATTCCCGATAAATAAATTTGATTGCCGGAACTTCTTCCATAAAGATTTATATCCTTATTGTAAGAACTATTACCAACATCTAAAACGCTTTGCAAGTTTTGACTTCCACCACCACCAGTAACGCTTGTCCATCCAGCTTGATTAGTCCATTTGTACAAAATATCATTGCAAGTATCAATGGCAATTGCGCCTTCTGTTGCCGTACTACCCCGAAGAGTTGGCGTTCCACAGAACGAAGGTAAATGCAGCGTTGAATCTACTTTTACTCTTTTCATTTGATACCCGGCAGCAGTCATCGGAGTATATTGTGATGGCTGCGCTTTTGCTATACTAACGCAGAAAGTTAGTAACAATAAAAGT